GACACATTTAAAAGTTATACAGGTGGTCTTATCGAAGGCGAAGGTAGTGCTGAATTACTTTATGATGATTCTGCTTCTGGAGAAACAGCTACTTTTGTTGATGGAGTTTTAACTACTGGAGATGCAGGTACAGCTTCTTTTGAACTTTTTCCTGATAGTAGTAGTGCTACTAAAAAAATATCTTTTAATGGAATTATTACTAATTTTGAACAAAGTTCTAGTTTAGGTGAAGCTAACACTATTAGTATTACCTTTAAACCTACAGGTACTATTACTTCAGCTATTTAATTAATTTAAAATCCCGCACTTATGGCAAATCAAAGAACTGCAGATCTCATTATTGGAGCTTTCAAAGATGAGATGACTACAAGAAGAAAGTATGTATTAGAAACTCCTAATGGAACTAATATAGATTTATATTTTCCGCCTATAACTAGATTTGACAGACAAAAAGCACAGCAATTAGCTGGAACTGATGAAGCATTAACTGTTTCTACCCAGTTACTTTGTAAAATGGCACAAAAAGAAGATGGAAGTCCTGCTTTTGATATGTCAGATGCACCTATTTTACAGAGATCAGTACCTGAAAAAGTTTTAAATGATTTAGAACTATTTTTATTTGATGTAACTTTAGATTTAGATACTGCAAAAAAAGAATAAAGGGGGATAATTGGCTAAATTTTGAATTTTTCCTAGCAACAGAACTTGGTAAAACAGTAAATGAATTAAGAAATTCTTTAACAGAAGAAGAATTAATATATTGGGTTGCTTACTTTGAAAATAAAACTGAATTAGAAAAAAGAGCCCAGCAACGACAAAAACAGAAATTAGGGTAAACTTAGATAAAGACTTTTTTTATTTGTGGCTCAGGCTAATGTAAGACTTACTGTTGATGCTACTGGTGCTACTAGAGCTTTACAGGGTGTTCAGAATAAAACTAATCAGCTACAGAAAGCATTTGGTGGTTTGAGAACTGCTATTGGTGGAATAGGTTTAACTTTATTAGGGAAAAATGCAATACAGACAGCAGCTAATTTTGAAAAATTAAATGTAAGATTAGGATTATTAACTAAACAATCTGGAACTTTTGCAAGATCTCAACAAATAGCTGCAGATGCTCAGAGAGCATTTGGATTAAGTTCTACAGAAGCACTTGAAGGAATTACTAATATTACTGCACGATTAGCACCTTTAGGCGTAGGGGTAGAAGATATTAAATCTACATTTTTTGGATTTAATACAGCTGCTAAATTAGCAGGTGCAAATACAATAGAAGCATCAAATGCTTTTAGACAGTTAGCTCAGGCTTTAGGTTCTGGAAGATTACAGGGTGATGAATTTAGAAGTATTGCAGAACAAATTCCAACAATACTCAAACCTATAGCAGATGAATTAGATGTTGAAATTGGACAATTAAAAGAATTTGCTTCACAAGGTAAATTAACAAGTGATGTTGTACTTAGAGCATTAAGAAAAATAGAAAAAGATGGTGCACCTGCTTTAAAAGAATTAATAAAAAATGACCCTACAATGGTATTTAAAATGTTAGGAAATGAAGCAGAAAATTTATCAAGAGCTTTTGGTGAAACTTTAACTCCTGTAGTATTACCAGTTATTAATGCTTTAACAAAATTAACTGAAGTTGTAACTAATTTTATAAATTCGCCTATAGGTAGAACAGCAGCATTATTTACAGGAATAGCTTTAGCATTTAAAGCTACAACTACTGCAGCTACTTTATTAGCAGCGGCAAAAACTATTCTTATTGCTAAATTTGCAGCTACATCTATAGGAGCAATAGCTTTAGCAAAGGCAAATGCTACAGCTTCGGTTGCAACAAAAGCATTAGCTATATCTACAGGAGCTTTAGCAATAGCTATGAACGCTTTACCATTGATAGCTTTAGCTTCTGCTATTGGATTAGTAACTACTGCTATTTTTAAACAAAACCAAGAAAGAAAGAAAAATAAAAAATTAATTGAAGAAGGAAATCAAGAAGCAATAAAGGCAGAAATAACACGTTTAGAAATAGCTTTAAGAAGAAAAGAAGAGCAAAAAAGAGGTGCTGGATTATTAAATGAACAGATAAGGAATTTAAAAGAAGAAATAGAAATTTTGAAACAAAAATTAGGTGTGGCAAAAGAACAGGAAATACAAGATAAAAAAAATGAAGAACAATTAAAAAGAATAAAAACTTTATATAGTTCTATTGCTAGTACTATAGAAACAGGTTTAGTTGATGCAATAGATGGAGCAATTAAAGGAACTAAAACTTTAGGAGAAGTTGCTTCAAGTGTATTTGGAGCTATTCAAAGAGCAATAATTCAATATGGAGTTGCTTCTTTTCTTGGCGGATTGCCTGGAGGAATAGGAAAATTCTTTTCAGGTACTAGAGCTAATGGAGGTTCTGTTATGGCAAATAAATCTTATTTAGTAGGAGAACGCGGTCCTGAATTGTTTACTCCTTCAAGATCAGGTATGATTTCTTCTAATAGTGCAATTAGTGGAGGTTCAACTAATATTGTGGTTAATGTTGATGCTACAGGTTCTACTGTAGAAGGTGATAATGAAGGAGGAGAAGAACTTGGAAAAGTTTTATCTGTAGCTATTCAATCTGAATTAATTAAACAAAAAAGACCAGGAGGATTATTAGCATAATGGCAACATTTCCTTCAATAAATCCAACTTATGGTATTCAAAAAAGATCTGCACCATTTAAAAGAGTTGTACGTTTTGCAGATGGTTTTGAACATAGAATTACTTTTGGACTAGCAGAAAATCAAAATCCAAAAATATTTATTTTTACATTTAATGTTTCAGAAACACAGGCAGATGAAATAGAAGCATTTCTTGATGCTAGAGGTTCTACAGAAAGTTTTGATTATACACCTGCAGGAGAAGGTTCATCAATGAAATTTGTTTGCGATACTTGGAATAAAAGAATTACATATTTAAACAGAGCAACTATACAGACAACTTTTAGACAAGTATTTGAACCATGAGTACAGGCCCAATAATTACGGATTTACAGAAAATAAATCCTTCTGCAATTATTGAATTATTTACAATTACTACAGATGCTACTTTACATGGCTCTGCGCAAACATATCGATTTCATAATGGAACAAGTTTAAATGCTAATGGTGATATTGTCTGGGCGGGAAATTCATATATAAAAATGCCAATAAAGGCAGAAGGCTTTGCTTTTACTAATGGTCAACTACCTCGACCAACTTTAACTATTAGTAATGCTTTAGGAACAATTACTGCAATTCTATTAAATGTAAATACAGTAACAACAGGAATAGATTTAACTGGAGCTACCGTTAAAAGAATTAGAACTCTAGCTCGTTATCTTGATGCTGAAAATTTTCCAGTAACAACAACAAGCACTACAACAACAGAAACTATTGCAGATCCTGCTGATGCAGAAACTGTTACTTATACAGTTACTGTTCATAATCCTGGAAGCGGAAATATTTTTAGAATTAATGGTGTAAATAATCCAGTTATAACTATGAAAAGAGGTTCAACTTATATTTTTAACCAATCAGATGCAACAAATAGTGGACACCCTTTAGCAATAAAATCTGATGCTGCAGGAGCACAGACTACAACTGTTTCTGGAACTGCTGGAAATGCAGGAGCTACAGTAACTTATCAGCCAGCATATCCAAGTGCTCCTAGTGATTTACGATATTATTGCACAGTTCATGGAAATGGTATGGGTAATACAATTACAATGAATAATCCTAATACAACTACTCAGGAAACAATTACTACTACTACTCAACAAACAAATCCTTTAGGAACACCAGACCCTACTGCAGAATTTCCACAGGAAATATATACAATAGATAGAAAATCAGCAGAAAATAGAGATGTAGTACAATTTGAACTTGCTGCTGTTTTTGATTTAGCAGGAATAAGAGCACCTAAAAGACAATGTACTAGAACAGAATTTCCTTCAATCGGTACTTTTATTGCATGAACTGGAAAGATCAGGCACTTGCTCATGCTAAAGAACAAGACCCTAAAGAATCCTGTGGTCTTTTATTGAATATTCGAGGAAAAGAAAAATATTTTCCTTGTAGAAATTTATCTTTAACTTCACATCAATGTTTTATTTTAGACCCAGAAGATTATGTAAAAGCTGATTCAATAGGCGAAATAATAGCAATAATACATTCACACCCAATAACGCCTCCAGAGCCATCACA